CCAGTAGCGCCTGTTAAACCTGTTGCGCCGGTTGGTCCCGTCGCACCGGTAGGCGCGAAATCACGAACAACCTTCCATACCGAGCCGTTCCACCTCCAGGTGGTTGAGCCCGACGTAAATGTGTCATTTACGCTCGGTGTGTTAGGAAAATCAATAGGCATGTGACTCTCTCACTACTGCAATGGTATGGGCATACTATACTATAAGTCTCGAGTTTTATCTTAAAAACGAGCATAAAAAACTGCCCGCTCTTCCGGAGAAGAACGGGCAGTTTCCTTTAAGAAGGGGTTATGCGGAAAGGTCTCCGACGATTACCCATGTATCGGTCGCACGCTTGATTAACGTTGCTGAAGACCACTGAGCGCGAAGCTTAGTGCCTGGAGTTCCGTTAAGTGTTACGCCCGCACCGCCGACAGTTACCTGTCCAGCACCTGTCTGCAATAGGTTGATCTGGTCACCAACGTTAAACCCTGGTGTTGCTGAGTTTGTTGGGATGGTCAACGTAATCGCAGATGCGTTGCTAAGCTCTACGAGCTTGTTAACGTCTGAGGTTGCTAGTGTGTAGCTTGTGCCTGTTTGTGCGTTAAGTGTTAGGGTCAAAACTGCGTTTGATCCTGTAGCACCTGTTGCACCTGTAAGGCCTGTTGCACCAGTCAAGCCGGTTGCACCAGTTAAGCCGGTTGCACCTGTAAGGCCAGTTGCGCCTGTCGCACCAGCTGCGCCAGCGTCACCAGTACGTGCAAACGTAATGGTTGTTGACTCTGCTGCTGAGAACGATGTTGCACCTGATACGTAGGAAACAGCTACCTTGTAATAATCCGAGCTTGTGATGCTGTTGTTTGTAATTGTAAACAACGCAAAATCGTTCGAATTAGCGATATTTGTTACCTTCATGTGGCCCTTGATTGGGCTTGTTGAATCATCAATAGTTGTTAGGAAGCCTGAGATGTCTGATGCATCTGCGTCTTCCTTATTGATGTACATCAATGTTGCTGATGATAACGTCGCGTTATTGAACTTGAAGTTACCTGCACCTGGATCTGAATCTGCGGTGTTTGTACCGAATGAGTACTTGAATGTTGCACCGCCGAAGTTACCCTGAGCACCTGTTGGACCAGTTACACCAGTTAGACCAGTGTTACCTGTAGGTCCGATGTTTCCGCCCACGGCCTCAACCCAGAATCCGTCAAAGTATACGAATACTAGACCGGACGCAGAGTCAAACCAAGCATCTCCTGTTTGAGGAGAAGCTGGAGGTGTTGCATCTACTGTTGCGAATGTACCCTGAGCACCAGTTACACCGGTAAGACCGGTTGCACCAGTAAGACCAGTAGCACCCGTTAAACCAGTAGCGCCTGTAAGACCAGTTTCACCTTGCGCGCCAGTTACACCAGTTAGACCAGTAGCACCGGTTAGACCAGTTGCTCCAGTAAGACCAGTTTCGCCTTGAGCACCAGTTACACCGGTAAGACCAGTTGCGCCAGTTAAGCCTGTTGCACCAGTTAAGCCTGTTGCACCAGTAAGACCAGTAGCACCTGTAAGTCCGTCTGCACCAGTTACACCAGTTAAGCCAGTAGCGCCTGTTGCACCGGTTAGACCAGTAGCACCAGTGTTACCTTGAGCACCAGCATCACCTGTACGTGCAAAGGTAATGATAACATCAGCAGAGTTGCTGAATGATGTTACTGAACCTGAGACGTATGAAGATGCTACCTCAAAGTAGCCAGTTTCTTCTGTAACACCGCTGATTGTGAACAACGCGAATGTATTAGAATCTTCCTTTAGGGAAATACGGAAGTGGCCCTTGATTGTTGATGTTGAATCATCAATTGTGCGAAGCATTGCCTGAACGTCTGCTGTTGAATCATCAAGATCGTCGATAGATAATGTTGACGCAGATGTTAGGTTAGCGTTGTTAAACTTAAGCTTTCCAGATCCTGGATCTGAAATAGATGTGTTGGTGTCAAATGTGTAATCTAGGGTGATACCACCGAAGTTACCTTGAGCACCAGTAGCACCAGTAGCACCGGTTTCACCTTGTGCACCAGTCATACCAGTTAAGCCAGTAGCACCAGTTAAACCAGTTGCTCCTGTTAATCCTGTAGCACCAGTTAAGCCTGTTTCACCTTGTGCACCAGTCATACCAGTTAAGCCTGTAGCACCAGTTAATCCTGTTGCTCCTGTTAAACCTGTTTCACCTTGTGCACCAGTCATACCGGTTAGGCCGGTTGCGCCTGTTAAACCTGTTTCTCCTTGGGCGCCTGTGACGCCTGTATTTCCTTGTGCGCCTGTTTCACCGTTTGCACCAGTTACACCAGTTAAGCCAGTTGCGCCGGTTAGACCGGTAGCTCCTGTATTACCTTGTGCACCAGTTGGGCCGGTCGCGCCTGTTGCACCTGTAGGTGCAAAGTCACGAACTACCAACCAAACAGTACCGTTCCAGCGCCAAGTTGTCGAACCTGATGTAAACGTCTGATTTAAGGACGGTGCATTAGGAAAGTCAATGGCCATATTTGCTTTCTCATTTCACTCGAGTGTTGGGAACAGAGAGGTTCCCGAAGAGATATTCTATATTAGATAAATTAAATTGACTTAGTGGTAAAAGTAAGAATTTTTCACGCTAACCAATTATAAGTATTGTTCCAGCCATCGATGAGTGATACTGGCACACGTAGTACAAGGTATTTGGTGCGCCTGCGGCAACCGTAAAGGTAATTCCTCCTACAGCGGCGCCGTTATTGGTCAATCCCGTGCTATAGATGTTTCCTGAGCTATACGCGCCTGACACGGTCTGTATCCAGAAAGGATGTCCTGAGGCATTTACGGTGAAAAAGTAGGTTTGGCCTCTTACCAACGTCAGGGTTGGGTTACTTGCACCGTCAATTGTGTAGGCGCTAGCTCCTGAGTTTGTTACCTGGAAGTTGTCAACTATCGAGACTCCGGTAGCTCCAGTCGCACCCGCCGGGCCTTGCTCGCCTAACGCACTGCTCGAAGCTTCCAGCCAAAAATTATCATAGTAGATAAAGAAAGTACCGCTTGATGGATCAAACCATGCATCGCCGGTTTCAGCTCCTGTTGGCGGAGTACCTTCGTTTGTTGAGAAGATCGCATCTGCACCGGTCGGTCCGGTAGGACCAGTCGCGCCAGTTAAACCTGTCGCACCAGTTAAACCAGTCGCACCGGTGTTACCAACTGCTCCGGTTGCTCCTGTTGCTCCAGTTACACCGGTTAAACCAGTTAAACCCGTTGCTCCAACTGCACCGGTAGCTCCGTCAACACCAGTTAAGCCAGTTGCTCCAGTGACTCCGGTATTCCCAGCTACGCCTGTCGCGCCTGTTGCACCAGTAGGACCTTTAGGTATCCAGATTTCCCATTGTCCATTGCTTAAATAATCAATTGGGTCACCTAGTTGGCCGCTTGCCTTAGCAAGATAAAGCTGTCCGTCTGATCCTCTTACTACTGCAATGTCTGGCAGATAGCCAGATGATGGATTATAGTTTCCTAAGTATGAGATTCCAAATCCAGCACCAGTTGCACCAGTTGCGCCTGTTTCACCAGTTGAACCCGTAGCTCCGTTTAGTCCAGTTGCGCCAGTGACTCCAGTATTTCCAACTGCACCAGTATTACCAGTTGCTCCAGTAGCTCCTGTGCTACCAGTTAAACCTGTCGCTCCTGTCGCACCGTTAGCGCCAGCTGGCCCGACGATCTGTCCGACGCTACTCCAAGAAGACCCGCCCCACACATACAAATCACCGTCTGCATCAACTATATAAGCATCATTGACAGCATTGCTAGTCGCGGGGAGATCTGCAACTAAAGAAACGCTACCACGAACATTGATTGAAGTTCCTTGCGCGCCTGTTGCACCTGTTGCTCCAGTTACACCGGTTAATCCTGTAGCGCCAGTTGCACCAGTTAAGCCTGTTGCACCGGTTAATCCTGTAGCGCCTGTTGTGCCAAATCCTGCAGGAAGTTGCTCAGTAGGAACCTTGCCGTTAATATCAAGTGATGCAACACCAGAGGCTTGGCCCTTTTGTGTAAGTGGGACGTAGTCGGCAAGTGATCCGGTGCTGCCAACTGAGTCAAGTTGCTCGCGATATGTTTCCGCGATGATACTTGCAGACAGAGATTCGTCAAGTCCTTGTTGCGTAAATGAAGGCTGCTCTGGTAAAAGAAGATTATCTGTAACTGCAAGAATTGCGCCCACGCCGCCAGGAGGTTCAATTGCAGTTCCTGCAGCATCCCAAGAAACGGTAAGTGTTACTGGGTTAGAAGCTACGCTGTTAAGTGTGGTAATTTCATATCGAATAGAACCTGCTGTGTTATCATATAGATAGACTCTTTGACCAATCGCGATATCACTTGGCCCATATAAACCAGATTCATCGGTGAAATTTCCAGAGATGGTGTAGACGCCTGCTGATACTTCAGCTACGTACGTTACCGTAAAGCGACCGGATAGCGGTTTCGTCATTTACTATCCTCCCTTACGCGAAGTTAAATCTAATAGTTCTGTTGGCTGCCGGCAATGAAATAGAAACTTGATCATTTCCACTTAGTGATGCAAGACTTAAGTTAGGAGCCGTCTGAGCATTGGTGTCTTCACGCCAACCAAAGATCATGGGCGGGTACCTGTCTGCGGCTGAAGAGTTAAGCCCTACCGCCGCGTAGTTAAAAATAACAGGTGACGTTACAGAAGAAGGCAGTCTCATCATGCCGCCAAGTAATGTTACTCCACCACCTGTAGGTGCGTATAAAGTCACAGTTGAGGTAACGCGCGCCATGTTGTACCCGCGAGAGTAAACTCCAGTTGCGCCGCTGCTTGTTCCTGTGTTGGCAACCGTAACGGTAAATGTATTTACGTCGGTAACCGTGACGGTTAAGGACTGTGCGGTGGCAACGTTTGTGTCACGAAGAATAATACGGTCACCGGTTGTTAGCCCGTGAGACGTAGAGGTAACTGTCAACGTAGTAGTAGAACGACTCCACGTAAGAGCTGATTTTTGATTAACGTCATAAGAGTGTAGATAAAATTCTTCGCCGCTTGTTGTTTGCACCTGGTAGCGCTCGATGTACATCGATGAGCCTGCGCCTGCAGGGCCCGTTGCTCCAGTCGCACCGGTTGTACCCGCGCCTGTCACGCCGGTTGCAC